TGAACACAGGAACCATATTGCTCTTATGCATAGTAGCAATTCCAAGCAGCTTACGGGCACCATTGTATGTTTTTGGCTGTGCAGGAGCTGCATGGCCGCCAGCACCTGTGCCCATACTTGGTGATTTATTGCCCTGTCGTTCGTGACTGCGATCACGCTCAAATGGAAGTGTGTTGACTGGCTTCTTTTTGCGGGACTTTAGTTGATCGGGGTGTGTGCCCATCTTGCGCAGCCATTTGTCATGTGCTACTGCTGCTTCACGATCATTTTTAGTAAGACCACGTGTCTTACGATTCTTAGTGTTAGTGGTATTCATACCACGTACAAGATGCATAGTCATAAAAAAACTGCTCCTCTAACTGTTTATTAGTATAAAGGAGCAGTTTTAAAAAGTCAATTGAAATTTATTTTAGAATGACCACTTTGCGCCGATTGAGGTAGCTGTACGGTCTAGGTCAGCATCAAAGTCTGTGTTGCTGAAAAGTACAAGTCCGTTAGCCATTTCGTATGATACGCCAATGCTTACGCCAGACATTTCATAATCAAAATCCCAGTCATCGTTCTCAAATCCTACAGAAGCGTCTAAGCTTAGGTCCATTGGTAGAGCAGCAGTTGCACCAAGTGTTGCAGCCATTGTTCTGTCACCACCGAACCAGTCGCCAGCTACAGTAGCATCTGGAGTAGTTGTGTATTCAAAACTAGCGTATGGAGAAATCATGCTTCCGCCGCCTAGTTCCTGTGCACTTGCTGCACCTGCTACAGTTACAGCCATTGCTGCTGCTGTAGTTGCGATAATAGTTTTCATAGGTTTTCCCTCCGTTTTAAAAACTAAATTATTTAGTTAGTGTGTGTTATTTATCCGATTTACAGTCGGATTATATGTCTTTTTTATGCTCTTGTATTTCTTTTCGGCGTTCTTTTGTTAGTTTAAAAAGTTCGCCTAATGCCTTTCTTGCCCTTACGGCTGCTGCCTTTACTTGTTTTTCTTCGAATAATTCTGCCTCTTTGATATAATTATTAAACTCTTGTACAATCTGTTCATGTAAATTCATTATGCCTGATCCTTAAAAAAATTATTTAGTTCAACATATCCTCCGATTAATTTATCATCGATAAAAATTTGTGGAAGTGTTTTTGCCTCAGGTACTGCTTCTAGGAGCTGCTCCCGGGTATGTGTTTTTCCTATTTTGTTTTCAGTATACAATATATCTTTTGACTGCAATAATTTTTTTGCAGATTCGCAATATCCACAATGGTCTCTACTCCATATTACAATGTTCATATTTTGTCCTTTCTACGGCAAGGCAATGCCAGTTGTAGAGCTTACATACTGTTTTGCTAAATCTTTCTCAGTTTTTACAATACAGGTAATGGCACTGCTTTTCAAAGTAAATTTACTATCATGACTAGCGCTAAACATAAACGGACCTAGACCTAAGCCTTGTCCTTGCATGATTAGCATCATTGGCTTTGATAGTGTCACACCATCTGCATTTTCACTATCGAATCTGCCAACTACTTCTTCACCACCGGTGAGCTTTAATGATACAGTGTCACCAGTTTTGTATGGTGTTTCGATTAACATTATAATTTAAATCCTTTTAACATGTCATTATTTACGTCTTGTTTAATACCGCCTACAATATATGATTCTACTTCTGTCTCCTGCGGCGCTACTTGTAGTGTGTTTGAGCTTAACCAATGCTGTGTCCACGGTAGCGGATTTGTGTTAACTGGTGCATCGAAAATTGCATTGTATCCAAGTGCCTTGAGTCTGCGATTAGCAATGTATTCTACATACTGATGTAACAGCGTTTGATTAAGACCGATCATTGAGCCGTCCTTAAACAAATAGGTTGCCCATGCTTTTTCCTCGTCTACACATTCTCGCCACATATCATAAACTTCTTCTTCGCACTCTTTCGCGATGTCTACCATTTCTGGATCATCTTTGCCTTGAGCCCAAAGTTTTAAAATATGCGTAGTTAATGCAAGATGCTGGGCCTCATCCCGTGCAATAAGACTAATAATCTTAGCACTTCCTTCCATGAGCTTTAATTCACCAAAACCAAAAGTACATGCGAAAGACACATAGAAACGCAAACCTTCTAAGATGTTTACATTCATCATTGCCAAATAAAGTTTTTTCTTAACTTCATGCATAGACCCTTTCTTGTGATGGAACCAATTATCACTTGCTTCATTAAATGCATCGTAGTTTTTGGTAACTGATACTGCACGTTCAATAATTTTATCATCTTCGAGGATTGTGTCTAGCACTTCACTTGGATCGCTGTAGATATTTTTCATAATGTGCGTGTACGAGCGACTGTGAATAGTTTCAAAAAAGTCCCAAGTCACAATACAGCCTTCTAGCTCAGGAATACTAACATGAGGCAAGAAGCTAAGACATGGTCCGCGACCTTGTACACTATCTAGCAGAGTTTGATACTTTAGGTTAGCTGTAAAAATATGTTTTTGCTCTGGCCTAAAGTTTGCATAGTCTGCTCGATCTTTTTGCAAACTGACTTCTTCAGGTCTCCAAAAATAACCAAGCATAGTTTGGTTAAGTTTATCAAACACAGGAAACTTAAATACATCATAGCGCTGGGTATTTTGTTCAGCTCCAAAAAACATATTTTGTTTTGTGAAATCAACTTTCTCTTGATTAAAAACGGTTTTACTCATATTGCGCATGCCTCACACATTTCGTCTTCCTCTGGAAGATCTTCTAAAATTATATTTTCTTCGACTTTCGATTCTTCATCTGTAATCTCAGACGGATCAACTTTGTAATCATAAGTGTTTTGATAGTAGCTTGTCTTCCAACCTAGCTTGTAGGTAGTTAACAAGTCTTGCATCATTACACTCATTGGTACTTCATTGTCCTGATACTGTATTGGATTATAACTCCAATTTGCAGAAATTGCTTGATCAAAAAACTTCTGCATAGCAGCAACAATCTTTATGTAACCCTCGTTACCTTTCATATCCCAAAGCAAAGTATAGTGTTGCTTTAGTGATTGATACTGTGGCACAATTTGCTTTAATGGCCCTTTTTTACTTTTCTTAACGCTTAAATATCCACGTGGCGGTTCGATGCCATTTGTTGCATTACACACTACACTTGAACTTTCACTTGGCATTTGAGCACTCAGTGTAGAATGCCGCAATCCCCATGTTGCAATATCTTCACGTAGTGCATCCCAATCGTGTCGTAGATCTACGCCGCCGATTGCTTCGTCGACGTCTTGTTTGTAAGTATCAATCGGAAGCACGTTATCTGCATATTTTGTGCGTTCGAAATATTCACACTGGCCACGTTCTTGTGCAAGTTTATTTGATGCCTTAAGCAGATAGTACTGGAAACTTTCGGTAAGTTTGTGTACAAGCACTGCTGCTTCATTATCTTCATAACTAACTTTATTTTTTGCAAGGAAGTGGGCAAGCCCTACATAACCAATACCTAGTGAGCGACGTGCTTTAGTGGAAATTTCTGCTGCTTGTACTGGGTACTTTTGGTAATCAATAATCTGCTCCAAAGCTCTTACTGCAAGATCGCAAAGATCTTCAAGATCGTCTAGTTCTTTGATAAGCCCAACGTTTATAGCGCTTAAAATACAAAGTGCAATTTCGCCATCTTTATCATCGATATGATCTAAAGGTGTCGTAGGCAATGTAATCTCTTGACATAAGTTACTCATATAAACTTTGTCTTTAAAAGAACTATGTGTGTTTGCGTGATCTACATTCATAATGTAGATACGTCCGGTCTCAGCTCGTTCCTTAATTAACTCACTAAACAGTTCCATTGCAGGAACACGCTTTTTCGGAATAGAACGACTGTTCTCGTATTGCTGATAAAGTTCTTCAAACTCGTCAGGATCGCCAAAGTAAGCTTCGTAGAGCCCTGGAACATCATGTGGTGAAAATAATGTAATATCTTCTCCGTTCAGCAGCCTAGTGTACATTGTCCTGTTGAGTTGTATACTATAGTCCAATTTTCTTACACGACTGTCTTCTGTGCCTTTGTTGTTTTTCAACACAAGTATATCTTCAATCTCTTGATGCCACAACGGGAAATGAACAGTAGCACTACCTCCTCGTACTCCGTTCTGTGTACAACATCGTACAGTAGATTCAAACTTTTTTAAGAACGGAACCACCCCAGTGTGCGCAACTTCGCCGCCGCGGATTTTACTGTTGACTCCACGAATTCTACCAGCATTAATCCCGATACCAGCACGTTGAGCGGTATAGCGGCCAATAGCCATATCACTAGAGAAAATGCTGTTGAGAGTGTCATCACTATCCACAAGCACACAGCTAGCAAATTGACGTATTGGCGTTCTAACCCCTGCCATAACGGGTGTAGGAATGTTAACTTTGAATAGAGAAATTGCATCATAGTACTTCTTTACATATTGTAAGCGCTCTGCTTTAGGATAATCAGCAAATAGTGTTGCTGCAATCATCATGTACATAAACTGTGGCGTTTCAAAAATTTCCCCAGAGGATCGATCCTGTACTAGGTACTTATCAACTACTTGTCTTAGTCCTGCATATGTAAAGTTTTCATCACGTTTGTGATGGATATAAGAATCTAATTTATCAATCTCTTCTTGACTGTACATTGACAAAATTTCGCGATCGTATACACCACGGAAAATATTTTTCTCAATGATTTGACTTAGTGTAATAGTTTGGTATCCGCCAAACACTTGCTTGTACAAGCCGTAAGATAGTAGTCGTGCTGCTGCATATTGATAGTTTGGAGTTTCAAGATTTATAAGATCGCTAGCGCTTCGTACAAGTACTTCTTGTATCTCTCCAGTCGACATACCGTTATAGAATTGTATGTTTGCATTCATTTCAATTTGACTACTACTGACACCAGCTAGTCCATTACATGCTTCTTCTACAACGAAGTGAATTTTGTCGATGTCGAGTGGTTCTCGAGAACCATCACGCTTGACAATCATTATATCTCGATTCATAACTGCTCCAAATTTTTATTATTATAGTAGGTATTCCGCCAAAAGTCAATATTATTTTGTTGGTATAATATGTATCTCGAATTGGCGTAGTGTTATAACACTGCTTAATGGGTTTTGTGAAATTATTTTATCAATTCTACAGAATATCTAAACTTACAACTTCCTAATAGATCGTTTTTTACGCCTAGTAAAATTGTTTCGTCTGAGCTATCACCGTTAACATCTGTAAGTGTTGCATTAAACAAGAAATCTAATTCTTTGTTTGCATCACCTTCGTAGTCGTAACTGTCACTTATCCTTACAGTATTAGATACTCCATTACAAGTAACACGAAGTTCACCCGATCTAGTGGCACTAAAGTCTAAACTGTTTAGATGATAGCGAATTTTAAACTGCTGTGCTTCAACACCTGTATCTGCAGGAAGTCTAAGTCTTGTTACATAGGTACTACTTGATCCTATTTGTCGTTCTATATAATACCTGCTGGTATGATTCACACTACCTTGAATCTCATTTATGTACGGGTAACCTACGTAGGTGTTATCACTGAGAATTTTTGATCTAGAAAAGTAATCATTTATGCTTGCATTACCTGCAATATCAAATCGCAAAACAGGATGTGCTGCTTCATAATCAGCGCCGTGGTTATTTCCTACAAATTCAAACGTGTTTTCTTGGCTCACATTATCGTAACCAAACTTAAAATAAATTGCCTGCTGACTTACGTCCTTAAATGTAGAATTTTCAACTTTGTTTTGTATTGCTCCTGTTCTAATACCACTTGACGAGGACGAATCTAAAGTTGAAACTCCTACACCGAATCCTAGTCCAACGCCTAAGTCGTAAAAATTACAACTTTCCCAAAGATTAAATTCAGTATCCCAATCGCTGTATACAGCATAAGACAAGTGATCAAATTTACAATTAACAAATCTGTTGTTAGTGCTTTTTACACTGGCACTCAAATTGTTTAGAACAATTCCACTATTGGCAGATGTAATACCGTCTGTTGATGACCATGCACCTTTAAACTTTACATTTTCAAATATGCTATCTTTACAGCTATCCATTTGTAAAATTGTATTATTTTGCGTAGTTTCTAAATTACAATTACGGAATAACAAATGACTGCTTTGATTTGCTGTAGTGCTGGTACTGTGTGCAGCTGGTGATCCAGGGGTGCTGTCTTCGTTTACTGTAACAAAACAAACAGTTTGAGATCCTGTGTTTCTAATAACAGTGTTGTCTATACCCTCACCTACTATATTAACATGGGGTGGTAAGTATACAGTATTAGTGATAGTGTACACACCTGCAGGAAAATATAACACAACTCTGCTCTTTTCCGTGCCTTTAGTAGACGTGTTTAGATATAATTGGTCAACTGCGTTCTGTAACAATGTTGTTACATCTTGTGTGCTTGTGCCAGTCATACCAAAATCAGCAGCAGAAGCAAAATCATCTAATTTATTTTGCAACGTGCGTTTGGTATTGTCCGTTACGCCTGTTCTAATATAGCCTAGATCTGAATTGTATGAATACTCATTTGCTAATTGAAAGATATTTGACTCATTTGTTAATATCTGTGTGTTACCAACAGCTGGCGCACCTTCACTAACAGAACCATTACCTATAAAAAGCTCTTGAGTATCTACAGCCCAACCTAGCTCACCACTTGCTAATTGTGGTAAACCTGAACCTGAATTCTTTTTACCACGTCTTACTTGTATTTTACTGATCTGAACAACAGCCATTAGATTACCTCACCTATATAAGCTATTTATCAGCTTTTCCTAGTTTGCTAAAGGGTTATCCAAAGCTAATTGTAGTTTAGAGTTTAAGCGATTTTCGAGCTCATTGATTTTTCTATCTGTATCTGCATATAATTGATCTCGCTTAGTATCAAATCTTTGATCTGCAATATCAATCATTTCTCGCACATCTGCTTCGGAAGCATTTACACGATTTTCAATTCTATCTACTAGATCTTCCACTCTGCCTACATCATCTTTTAGATCATTACGTATGTCTCTTGCATAATCTGTAGCTTGCATTACAGCGTCTTCAGTAGCATCCATTTGTTCTGCAAGCACACTCATCTGTTGCTCTATTCCCGACAGGTCTGGTGCTACATACGATTGGATCATTTCTTTCATATCCATGTAATCATTATATACTGTAAAAGCGCCATATAAACCACCTACTACGCTAGAAGCAAGGGCAAATGCTGCCCCTGCTGTAACTGCTGTTACTTTAATACCAAGTATTTTAAATTCTTTATTTTTTAAATTCTCGATACTATCTTCTAGTTGTTCGAGGCCTTCTCCTAAATCTTTGTCAGCCACGTTTTTATCTCCTTAATCTAGGACTACTTTACCTTCTGCAAGTAGTCTTTCTCTGTTTTTCATGTGTTGTTCTTGTACGTCATCTTTGCTTTGACCATGATAAGGTACTGCATGACCTTCTTCAATCATATAAGCAGTTACACGTTTTTCGCCAATTAAAAAATCACCAAGAATACGTCCAAACTTGCCTTTCATATCTTCGCCGTTTTTTGCTACTTCGGTTTTTAAGACTTGATAAGAACCTTCAGGTAATAATTCTTTCAACCGTTCTTTACTTGCTAATCCAAATGCTTTTTCTGTTAAATCTCTAGTTCTTGATTCAGGAGTGTCTATTGCCATAATTCGAACTCGTTCGTCTGTTAGACATACGCCAAAACCTAGATCAATATCAACGTCAACTGTGTCGCCGTCAACTACTTTTAAAATTTTTGCTCTATATTGATACATACCCTCTCCTTTATTATATCAATTATATTGGCTTTGCACCATCTCCCTATGCTTTAGCTCTTGTGCTAGACCATTTCGTAAGCCCTGCCTACTGTCAGGAACATACAAATCTTCATACGGGTTTTCTGATACATATAACAAGCCATCTGGAACTGTTGCGTTATATGCACTAAACCCTGGGACATAACTCATAAGTGCAAGTATTTGTGCTTGCAAAGCCATTTGTGCTTCTGCATCTGCTGCCGCTGCTAAATCTTCAGCGAGACTTTTGAGTTTGTCCTTTACTAATTCTTTTACTTTTTCTCTTTTTGAATCATTACCTTCTTCATCTAATTCTTCAGTCATTTCTGATTCGTTATCAGTTGACTCTTCTACGGTTGCTTCTATAACAACTATAGGATCAGGCATTGTATTTTGTACAGGTAAAGCTGCAACTACAACTGTTGTTGAAGATTCTTGTTGCGGAGTATAATTTGGACACAACGGTGAATATTGTGGATCTGCATTACACATGCTGTTAAAGTATGCATCTTGGTAACCCGGACATGACATATCATACAGAGGATTCGCTGTGCATTGTGTTGTAAAAAGCTGTTCAGCAAAAGCTTCAGCATAGCCAGGACACGAAGGATCGGCAAGTGGATCTGTATAACAAGGATTTGCAGAATATATTAGGTTTAATGAAGATGCTCCAGTTGCAAATTCTGGGCCGTAATATCCTGCCCAATTGCCTGTATCGTCGCCAAAAGCAGATACTACTAAGTTTCCAAAGAAAGCAGGTTCAAGAAAAGGATCGCCAAAATATGTTGATCCCGAAAACGTTGTCCAATCGTATGAACCACTATAGTTGTATGTGTATTGTTTATATAAACTACCGTCAGCGTTATAGATGCTAACTGTAATGTAAAATGGATCAGTGCCAGGCTGATCACCAAAAAGATTAGCGTTACCGTTTTTAATGGTCCATGAATATCTATATCCGTCTACTTGTATTCCTGCTTCTTGCAGGGCTTGATTTATTGCTATAGTTTGCCTAACCACTCCGCCTCCCCAGCCCCAATAAAATGTGCCTCCGCCATAGTTAGGCACGCTGCCGCCACTAGTGCCTGCCCAGCAGTCGACGCCCGGAGTGCAAGCTGTATAAGACCCACTCCAAGTTCCTGTAAGAAGATTCTCTGTCTCAGATGATTGACTATTAGCCGCCGAGGAAACTAAAAGTGAGAAAAGCAAGGAAACCAAGTATAATGATTTCACCTGACTCAGGATTTCTCTTAGCATTAGGTTCTTCCTTATCAAACACGATAGCATTTGGTTCGTCTATATCAATCCACAAGTTTCTTGCATCTTCACCTATTTTTCCATCAATCGGACAAGGAGTTCCGGCATACCACATTGCTTGGAATACTCTTTCATCTTGACAAAGCGCTGATACAGCAGCTACCTTCATGCCCATGTCATAAAGTGTTTTAGATAGTTTTAATCTTTCACAATTCATGTCACGCACAGTGCTGCCAGCTGATAGTCCTAATATCTGCGTCTGCACAGCGCCCGACACACCTACTGTGCATAAATCGCTATTCGATGCACTTATTGCAGGCGAAATAGCACTAGGCGGCGGTGATGTAATGGTAGTATCTGATGTTGTAGTGGTTGTAACCGTACTTTCGGTTGTCGACTCTGTAACTATTGGATCTGTCTGTGCATGAGCTACTGATGCTGCACATACAAAACACAAAGCCACAAAATATTTAATAGCTTTATATGCCATATCATTCTCCCTATATATGACATACTATTTAGCGGATCAGTATTTTATGCAGTGTTTAGCTCATAGAATCGGTATACTCTGTCCCACCAAGCATTTTTCCATTCTTCAAACTCATCTGGCCAAATATCAAACTGTTGGTATTCTCCTGCTCGCGAGCACATAAAAATATGTCCTTCTTTTATATCAGTGCCATAAATTTCATTGTGTGCAATTGCATAAGCAGTTAATTGTAAAAAGTAGTCTTCAACCCATTCTACTTTCTTAGGCTTGTTTGTCTGTTTAAAGTCCATAATCGAGGGCTGGCCTTTGTAAGTACCCACAAGGTCAGTTGTACCAGCATACAGATTAGGAACATACAGTGCTACTTCTGAGCCCCATATTTCATCTACATCAGTCAAAGCATTCATTTTAATTTCTGTTGCCATTGAGAATGCTTGCTGCGCATAAGGATTGCTGCCAGGGCTAGGCCATTCGCCGTGCTCCACATAGTCCTCTAAATACTTGTGCATTCGAGTACCTACGCCTGCTGCTTCAGTAGTAATTTCTCTAGCTTTTGCTTCACCAACTCTTTTACGCCAAGCGATTAAATGAGTTTTGTCTTTTGTAGCATCTAAAATTGTTGTTACACTTGCTACTGCATTACCATCTGGTGTTAAGTATTTTCTTTGCCCGTTTACACTGGTTCTATCTATTGCTTTATAATCAAACTTGTTCTTTATTAGTGTCATCTATTTCGTCTTCGTCCCAATTATAAAAATCCATACTAGAATAAAATGGATCAACATTACTATTAGGATCGTCTTGTGCATCTACTTCTTTAATTTCTGGGATATAATGCATTAACATATTTTCAATGCCCATTTTAAGAGTCATAGTGCTGCCAGCACATCCGCTACATGCACCGCCTAGCTCTAGCAAAAGTCTACCATCATTGAATTCTAAAAATTCAATATTGCCTCCGTGGCCAGCAACTGCCGGCTTGACTTTTTCTTCAATAAGAAGTTTAATCTCTGCTACAATATCGTCGTGGTTACGTTCAGTCATAATTCTATTATACGGTAAAATAATTAAAAGTCAACTAAAATTAGTCTTCTAGTTGTTTAGCTGCTGCTTGTGCTGCTGCTGGATCATCTTTTGCATCATAATCCTGCATGCGCTTTTCTTGATCAGCAGGCAAAGTCATTTGCTGATCTGTTTTCAATTCTATTCCGTCCTTATCAAATTGTTTAACAATTTTTTGAATTCGGTTGTCTTGATCGTATGCGTTGTTAAATGTATCAAAAGTAAACTGTTGCGCTCCTGCATTCGTCATTAAACGATTTAAATCTAAATTTATCACATTAGGCTTAGGATTTTTAATTCCATCAAAGTGAAGATACACAGGTTTTTCATCAGCATCGGCGTTGCCTTGCACAGTCACAAGAATTTGATAGAGTAGATCTGTATCTTCTCGCAGGATTTCTGCAAAGCGCATTTTTAGTAACTTTTCTTTTTTCTAGGTAAAGTTTTCTTACTATCAACACGACCTGTTCTGATTTCCATACTTGTAGCTTTTCTAGTTGGCTTAAACTTGCCTGATGCTTCGTCGTACATATAAACCATACCAGTTTCTTTACTAATGTAAGGTGTTTTCATTCCTTGTGAAGTAATACCACCACTTGGAGGAGTAACACTTGCACTTACATTTTCGTATGCTTTTTTCTTTTTCTTCTTCTTGCCGTAGCCTTCGCTCATTATAGTGCCAAGTCTACGTGAAAGATCAACTGATTCTCTACGTGTGCGGTCTGCTGGCTCATCCCCGCCGGCTGCGGCAGCAGCAGCACCAAACTCATCGTCTGTAGGTATATCTTCATCACCTGGGCCTTCTATGTCAGCACCCATGTCCATATCAGGTGCGCCCATTGGCTCTACTGGACCGCCTTCGCCTGTAAGTATACCAACACTTGCAACTAGCTGTTCTCTAGATTGTTCCATTGCAGCATATAAACTTTCTAGTGCAGGTTTTACAACGTCTTGGTATTGTTGTGCTGTGTCGGCTCCCATTTCATCACGGATGTCGTCAGCTAGTTCTAGCATAGCTTTACTCTGTGCTTCTGCTGTGTCTTCCATCCAGTTAGTAACTTTGTTTACCATGTCTCTAGATGCCATTACTATACCAGCTCTGTCTTCAGCGCCTTCTATTAAAGCTTTGCGATCTATTATCTCAGCTTCGAGTATTTCTAAAAACAGTTGATTCTTTTGATATACATCTGACTGTGTATAATCAAAATTATTTCCTTCTACAAGTTTACTTACTTTTTCTTGTAGAGTAGACTGCATTGCTAGTAGTTGATTCAAAGAATACTCGTCTAACTCAACATCAATATTAAATCTTTCAACAAGATTGTCTTTTAAATTTGTTAAAGTTGGCTTTTTATTCATATCTTTTATGTTCATGGTGCTGCTTCCAATTGTTTAGTATATTTATCAATTTGTATGTAAAATATCTAACAGTTCAGATACTGCATTATCAATTTTTGCAGTACTTACATCTATTCTTACATCAAGCACAGATTGTGCTAGTGGATCTTTTGATTTCTTGCTTGCGTTTTTATAAAACAAGCAGTCATTAAAATTCTTATGTATAATATTATCTAATTTTTTTATTTGGAAAAGTTTGTCCTCGTGAGTATTAGATAACTTTGCTAAAGTAATTGCTGCTACTTTTGAAAATGTCTCAGCTACAAATTTTTTGTTATAAAAAGTTTTATACCCATATTTGACTTTTCTTACGCAAGAACGTCCTATGTAGATGTTATTTCCTTTTTGATAAGGAATATTGGAAACATCTACGCTATTCAGGAGCTCTTTTAAATGGGGTATGACAGTATTCATTTCGCTTTACCAGTATATGTCCGTCTTCTTTTATTTTATTTACTAGATTTTTACGTTCTAGAGTGTTAAATATGACTTCTTCACGTTCTGTCAAACTGTCGATAGGAACTGGCAATCCAAGTTTATTCAATAGATCTTGTTCTTCGTTTGATCGTTGAATCTCGTAACTAAGGATTAGTTCGTTGATCTTCATGTGGCTACGCCTGTGGTTGGTGTAGTAGCAGTAGGCATAGTTTGTGCTGTCGGCGCAGTGGTAGGTGTTGTTTGTGCCGGCTGAACAGCTTTTGAATTTTGTGCTGCTATCACTGCCTGTGCAGCCTTTCTTTCTTGGCGTTGCAGTTCTGGCAATTCTTCTGTTTGTGCTTTACGTATTTCATCACGCTTGACTCGCACTGCCTCCCTCGCCTGCTGCAAAGCTGTGTTTGCTGCTAGTACAGGGTCTTGCTCTTGTAGCACATCTTCTTGCTCTTTTAATAGATCTATAACTTTCATCTTCTTTTATTCAACCCTTGTGCTAATCTTTTACTTGCTGGATTAATGCGTTTTGTGCGCTTTGCTCGTCTTGCCATTACCTTGCCTAGTCTTGCTCTAGTAACTTTCATTCGTGCACTTCGTGCCACGTTAGGAGCAGCATGGCATGCTGTGGGAGAAGAAACAATGCGTCCGTGTCGCTTTCCGCCACTACATCTATATTTACGTACTAAAGTTTGACCTTTTCGTCCCCAAATTTGTTTTGCTTCTTGCATTTGCTTATCCTAACTGAAATATTAGCACAACTATAGTAGATAACAATCCTGCCATTATAGTGCCAGAGGCTGTAATAATAGTGCCAATCACAGTTTTATTATTACGCTGTATAACTTCATTTTGTGATTGAATCAATTCATGCACTTTTGTTACACTCTCCTCTACCTGCTCTAGTCTACTTTCTAAAAACTCGTAGCGTTGAGCACATAAGTCTACATGCGCTTCTAAATTTTCTTTTTCTAAACTTGTAGTGCTCATTGATATTCCTAATGATAATATATTTATGCTACATTTAGAAAAAGAATATTCTGTAGTTCATTGTCTTGGGTGTAAAAGCAAGGAATAGCAAATTCCACAGTTTCGTCTAGATCTATTAAAAAAGGCACTAGATCAAAGTCATTAATTAACATGTCTAATGTAATAGAATCAGGTATGTTAGGTTCAAATTCAATTACCCAAACTTTCTGTGTGCCTTTGTATCTCGATCCAAATTGCGTATCACAATCTTCGTCTTTTAT